CGTCTATAAGGACGAAAATGTTGAATTTTCAGATATTGTTAGTGGCCCTCAAGACGCAATCGGCCTAAACCAGAGATTTTTTTACAAAATTGATAAGTATGAGATGCACAGGGGCAAGAAAACGCTTGTCTCTGGAGAAAATGGAATAGGCGAGATTTATAAAAAGCGTAAAAATTTCTTCATGAAGAGACACTTTGCCCTTTATAACTACGATCAGAATTCACGCAGTAAGCCTCGTAATGGTTCTCCGTATCGTTTTAGTCTGGCAGACGATTATATCATCTTACAAACATATAAGCCAGAAAATTATTTTGACGCATTAGCAGCCCCTTATAGTGTTCTGTGTTCAGTAGAAGAAAGAACACCATCTCCAGTAGAACTACAGGAGGGCACGTTACTCGGTAGACTTGATGATGTTATACAATCCATAGATTCTAAAGAGTTACGACAAATTCTTAATGGTGACAGTGATATTTATCTGAAACTCACCGACCAAGAGATACAACATGTATTTAAAAATATTAAAAATGTAATTTTTGAAACCCTCCGTAACAATTCTGACGGGATTACTACGAAATCTCAAATAATTGACATGCTTACGCCAAATTCATCTGTTGAGTCACCAATATTACGGGCAAAGCCAGAATATACAAATAAAAAGCGCCCAACAAAACCAAAACCGGGCATGATTATTTTCAATAGAGACAGAAAATGTTTTGAGGGATATGATGGTGAAAGCTGGAAGACGTTGAGTATGGAGTAAATTATGAAAATACCAGAAAATATGACATACGAAGAGACAATGGATAAGATAGATAAAGTAATTAAGAGAATCGCCCCCGGATATGTATTTTATGGTTTTACATTAGACGATATCAAGCAGGAATCTTTCATTATCTGTATGGACGCCCTTACTAGATATGACAGTAATAGACCACTTGAAAACTTTCTATCGGTCCACCTATCCAACAGACTTAAAAATTTTGTACGAGATAATCATTTTTCATCAGAAGATGAAGATAAAGGTAGAGTATTACAACCCGGCCAACTAGATAATGATCATACAATAGTAGATAAACAAGAAAAATTCTGTATACCAGAATACTTAACAGACTATTCAGATGCAATAGAAATACTAAACAGAGAAATACCTGCCTCTATACGGATGGACTACCTGAAGATAGTTCACGAGGTTCCAGTACCTAAAAGTCGCCGTCAGGAGGTAATGGATTACATCAATTATATTTTACAATCCTACGGGTATCTGGAGGAAGCAAATGAAGAAGGGTAGATTCTCTATTGATGAAATGGAATATATTGAGAAAAATTACGAGAGACTATCGGCTGTTGAGATAGGTGCTGAGCTAGATAGAGACCCAGATAGTATAGATCTCTACATTAAACGGAAGTTTAAGGTGGGGATTTCTTCTTTGGAAGAAGCGGCTTTTGAGCTTGAGGATCGCCCTTACTGGACTGAACTTGCCCTTCAGTTTACACAGGACGAACTCAAGCTCTTTAAGTATCACTGGACCAGAATCATCAATCAGTTTAAAGATGATGTAATTCCTACTGAAGAACTACAGGTGGTAGACCTAATCAAGCTGGAACTACTGATGAACCGCTGCTTAAAAAATAACAAGGATAGCATAGAGCAGATTTCCACTCTAGAGGCTCTAGTTCAAGCTGAGAGGGCTAGAGATCCAGACCAGCAAGACATAGATCAGATTCTAAATATGGAGCGTCAGATGGCGTCCTACAGGGCTTCTCAGGAGTCTATGAATAGAGACTACCGGGAGTTGCAGGCTAAGAAAAACGGAATGCTCAAGGAGATGCGGGCTACCCGCGAACAGCGAGTTAAGCGACTTGAAGATAGTAAACAAAGTTTTACCGGCTGGATGATTCACCTAATGACACACCCTGAGCAAACTAGAAAATATGGGCTGGAAATGGAAAAAATGCGCCTTGGCATGGAAAACGAAAAAGCAAGACTTGCACAACTGCATAAATATGAGGATGGAATTATAGACCAGCCGTTCCTTACCCCCGATACCGTTAAGGATTAAAATGAAAATAGATGATCAAAAAATCATACTGCTTCATCCCGGAAAAACTGGCGGCACCTCTATAGAGCACACCCTAAGAGATCTTTACCTTCCGGGGTTAAAGCTCGAATCTAATGTTTCAGATAGAAAAATAATGTTTGGGTTCGATAAAGAACATCAGTGCTACTTGCAACATGCAGACTTAAGACTATATTCTATCTTGGGCGTTCCCTACAAGGAATACAAAACCATCTGTACGGTAAGAAATCCTTACACAAGACTTCTGTCATGCTACTACTATAACGGGAAAAGCAACAAGTTTGAATTCGAGGACTTCGTGCTAAATCATTTACCAGACATGCTTGCAAGAACAAATATAGCCAAGCATTCATCGGGGCACTTTTTTTCACAGTATTATCATGCATATGAAGCCGACGAGATAATCAAATTGGAAAATTTCAATTCAGATTGTAAAAAGGTCGGCTTGGATGTAAAGTACCACTACTCTAAAACTACTGGAATGAAAAATCACACGAATCCAATGGATGCGTACACTACAAAAATGAAGGACGTTGTTTACTCTCTCTATAAAGAAGACTTTGCATTATTGGGATACAAAAAATGAAATCATATAGAGACATACAGGGATTTTTTGATTATGGTCATTTATTCAAGAGGTTTATTCAAGAGATACCTGACGGCGGAATATTTATTGAGTGTGGATCATGGCTAGGCAAAAGTTCTGCCTTTCTGTGTGATGCAATTGAAGAATCTGGAAAAGATTTAAATTTATGGATCATAGATAGCTGGCTTGGCTCCTCTGTAGAAAGAGGGTCTTCTCACGCGCTGGTCACAAGAAAAGATATATACCAAATTTTTCTTGAAAACATGAGGGGTAGAAAATTTAATCACATAAGAGGACTTTCACATGAAGTGTGCAATTCGTTCCAACACGGCTCTTGTGATGTGGTTTTTATAGATATGGAGCATACTTACGAATCTGTAAAAGAGGATATAAAAGATTGGTTACCGAAAGTAAAAAAGGGGGGCACTTTAGCGGGTCACGACTATGGCTCTAAAAGATGGAAGGACGGCGTACAAAAGGCTGTCCATGAAACATTAGGAAAAGAGAATATTGAAGTGGTTTCCTGTGGGGCAAATTCTTGCTGGGTTTATAAAAATGATAAATAACAATCTACACTTCGTGTGGCTGGGGTCACAAATTCCAGATAAAGAAAAGCGCAATATAGCCTCTTGGCATAAGTTTAACCCAGAATTAGAAATAAAAATATGGGAAGAATCAAATATACACGACTTAGATATAAACGAAAACTGCATGAAAGCTATAGAGGTCGGAGCTGGTATCTATGCCTATCAAGCCGACATCATTAGGTATATCGCAGTAAACAAGTTTGGTGGATTCTATTCGGATACGGATATAGAATGCCACAAAACTCTAGATTTTATTACGCCAGAACAAGAATTAATAGTGCTAAAACCACACGATAGATCAAACTGGTTAACTAATGCATTTTTTGCATCCACGGCAAACCATCCGTTTTTATTAGATCTAATTGATAATATAGCGATTCACTCAAGAGGTGTTGTAAACAAAAAGAGAAGCTACCTATTCGGCCCAGCCTACTTTACAAACAGGCTAGTAAAGCTATCAGGATCTGATAGACAGTCCAATATTTTAAATCTTCACTATGATAAGTGTACCGTTTTAGACAACGACTTCTGGTCTGTTAAAAACAAAGATAGATACTGTACGCATTTTTTTAACGCTTCTTGGATTATAAAGGAAAAATAATGAAGGCAATTATATTTGGAATCACAGGACAAGACGGTAGCCATCTCGCAGAGCTTTTACTCTCGAAAGGATATCAGGTAGTTGGGGTATCCCGGCGAGTAAGTACTGACAATACGCAGCGTATCAAGCACCTGTTTGGTACAGATGGCTTTGAATTGGCATCTGGTGATATTACTGATTACCATAGCGTAATGAACATTTTAAGGGGAAACGGTGAAGTTGATGAGGTCTATAACCTAGCAGCGCAATCACACGTAGCTGTATCGTTTAAGCAGCCAGCCTTAACATGGGATATAACAGGCAAGGGATGTTTAAATATTTTACAGTCATTAGTTGACCTTAATATGATCAACACAAGATTTTATCAAGCTAGTTCCAGTGAAATGTTTGGTAAGAATTATGATATCAAATTAGAACCTAAAGAAGATCCATCTGAACAGTTTAGCGAAACGAAGTATCAAAACGAAGACACCAAATTTATGCCACAAAGTCCATACGCTATTGCTAAATGCGCTGCCCACCATATGACAAGACTGTTTCGTGAAGGATATGGGCTACACGCTAGCTCTGGTATTTTATTCAACCATGAGGGTCCGCGTAGAGGCGAATCATTTGTCACCCGTAAGATAACAAAATGGATTGGAGAGTTTATAAATTTTAGCGAAGGTAGAAAGTTGGGAGAATTAATCCCAGACGACGACTTCATTATAAACAAATCCAACTCATTTAAGTTCCCAAAGCTACGTCTAGGTAACTTAGAAGCATTCCGAGATTGGGGGTATGCAGGAGATTATGTGGAAGCCATGTGGATGATGTTACAACAGGACACCCCTGATGATTACGTCATTTGCACAGGTGAAACTCATACGATTCGACAGTTCCTAGACGTAGCGTTTTCACATATAGGTATCAGTGATTGGTCAAGTTATGTAGTACAAGATCCAGAATTTTATAGACCAGCCGAAGTAGATTACCTACGAGGAGATTGCTCAAAGGCAAACAATCAACTAGGATGGACTATTAAAACTTCATTTAAAGATCTTGTAAAACTAATGGTTGATCACGATATTAACCATAATGAAAATATATAAATTAAAACTATCTTTATTACTAGTTATACATAGGTTAAAACGATATGACCTTGGAAGATATAACTACGACACACCAATAATATTCGTGGAAGCAAAAGATCCAGACGGAGCGTGTCACGCCGCTGTCTATGGACTTTTTGAAATTATGTATAAACAGGATAGTTCAATAGAAACTAAATTATTGTTTAGAGACTTAGTATACGACATAAGAGTTATTAAGGTTTACAACCCATGAGAAAAAGAAATTTTGATGACCCGGTTTACAAAGACTGGAGATTATCAGTATACAAAAGAGATAAGTTTACCTGTCAGATGCCGGGCTGTAAATCTAAAAGACAAATACAGGCCCATCATATCAGAAAATGGTCAACAGCCTCTGCTTTAAGGTATGATTTAGATAATGGCATAACGTTATGTAGACAATGCCATGATAGTATTAGTAAATCAGAAGAATATTATGAGGCGTTGTTTATAGATATAGTCAGGAGTAAAAAATGACATTCAAAAATGCTCCACCGTTCACTGTAATAAAAGACACCAGAGAGCAGGATGGATACACCTTTATAAAAGAAAAAGCCAGAGGCTTTGAGTGTCTTGGTATGATTAACAAGAAGCTGGATACTGGAGATTACAGCTTATTAGGATTTGAAGATAAGATATGCATAGAAAGAAAAGCAAGCACATCAGAGCTTGCAAATAATCTCGGAAAAGATAAGTATAGATTTCTTAAAGAGATTGAGAGAATGAGGGCGTTTCCACATAAGTTTATAATCCTTGAATTTACACTTGAAGATCTTATGAATTTTCCAGAAGGGGCCGGTATACCACAGGAAAATTTGCACTCAATAAAAATTACAAATAAATATATGCTCAAGATGTTAATGGAGTTTCAACTATATGATAATATCCATGTGTTATTCTGTGGAAATAGGAAAAATGCTAAACTTACTACGACTAGTATTCTTAAAAGAATAAACGAAATGTATACGGTTGGGAGAAAAATATGAGTAAAATCTACCAGCTAGAGGATATTCACAACCACGGTATAGATGTAGAAAATAGAATAGTATATGTAAATTCTGAAAGTGAATATGAAGGAGAAGAGTCAGGTGTAGACCACAAGATGGCAAGAACTTTTATGAGAAATATAGATTATTTAAATACAATAAGCAATAAGTTAATCCATGTAAAAATGATGAACTGGGGAGGCGACTGGAATTATGGCATGGCAATGTATGATGTTATAGCTAATTCAAAGTCACAAGTAAACTGCACATCATACGCACACGCGAGATCTATGAGTTCTATTATACCGCAAGCCGCTAAAGTAAGATATATATCACAACATGCAGATTTTATGGTTCACTACGGAACCTATGGAGATGGCGGTGATTTCAGGCAGGTTATTAATGGTGCTAAATTTTCACAAAAGTCAATAGATGTTATGATTGGAATCTACGCAGGCAGATGCGTAAACGGCGAGTATTTTTACAATAAAGGCATGGACTACCAAAAGACGTTTAATTTTATTAAAAAACAGATAGAAAAACTCACAGATTGGTGGATGACGGCGGAAGAAGCAGTTTACTATGGCTTTATGGATAAGGTTGTTTAATGTCTCAAATACTTAAAGATATCAACGAAGCGTGGTTGGGTATATCTGTTAATGACGATAACTTATTCAACCCTATGGAAATACTTGACCCAAATGACGATGACTACCATTTAAAACTCACTTGGTTAATGACTCGCCCAGAGTATTTTTCATTTCTTTGTAAACAGATATTTAATATTCAGATTTTACCATCACAGGCTTTAATTTTACAAGAACTTTGGAATAGAAAATTTCCAATGCTTATCGCAAGCCGTGGATTTGGTAAATCTTTTATGTTATCATTGTACTCAATGCTAAGAGCATTATTAATACCAAATAGAAAAGTAGTCGTTGTTGGTGCAGCGTTCAGACAGTCAAAAGTTCTATTTGAATACATGGAAACAATCTGGAATAATTCTCCAATATTGCGTGATATTTGCGATAGTGACAGCGGACCACGTAGAGATGTTGACCGCTGCGTTATGAGGATTAATGAGAGCAGGGTCACATGCTTACCACTTGGTGACGGACAAAAAATTAGAGGTCAGCGCGCTAATGATATTATCAGCGACGAATTTGCGTCCATACCTCGTGATATTTTTGAAACGGTTGTTGCGGGATTTGCGGCAGTAAGTTCCGACCCTATTGAAAATGTCAAAAAGATAGCTTCTAAAAATAAAGCGGTTGAACTCGGCATTGAAATAGACGAGGACGAAAAAGACGTTGTTAAAAATAAAGATAACCAGATTATTCTATCCGGTACGGCCTATTATGACTTTAATCACTTTGCCACGTATTGGAAAAAATGGAAATCTATAATTAAGAGTAGTGGTAGTAGAGAAAGGTTAAGAGAGGTGTTTGGAGGTGAAGATCCTCCTGTAGATTTTGACTGGAGAGAATACTCAGTCATTCGTATACCCTACGAGCTTCTACCAGATGGCTTTATGGACGCCGCACAGGTAGCCAGATCGAAGGCAACCGTCCATGCTGGAATATATCAGATGGAGTTCGGAGCGTGCTTCACACGCGATTCTCAGGGCTTCTTCAAGAGGTCTCTTATAGAGACATGTGTTTGCAACGAAGAGAACGCTATAAGAGATTCTAAAGATGATATTATTATCTATGAAGCTAGACTCATGGGCGATAAGAATAAAAAATATGTATTTGGTGTTGACCCAGCATCTGAAGTGGATAATTTCAGCATAGTAGTAATGGAGCTATCAGAAGATCACAAGCGTATTGTATATTGCTGGACAACAACTAGAGATGAACATAAAGAACGTGTCAAAAAGGGGTATTCTACTGAAAAAGATTTCTACGCATACTGCGCCAGAAAAATTAGAGATCTTATGAGGCTATTTCCATGTGTTCATATTGCTATGGATGCACAAGGTGGAGGTATAGCTGTTATGGAATCCTTACACGATACGGATAAGATACAAGACGGAGAACAGCCAATATGGCCAGTTATAGATGATGATAAACCTAAAGATACAGACGGTGAACGAGGTTTACATATTCTAGAAATGTGTCAATTTGCTAAACATGAATGGCTAGCAGAAGCTAATCATGGATTACGTAAAGACTTTGAAGATAAAAATACCCTGTTCCCGCGTTTTGACTCTATTAGTTTAGCTGCCTCAAACGCGGAGGATGGACTAAAAGGTAGAATGTTTGATACCCTAGAAGAATGTGTTATGGAAATAGAGGAACTAAAAGATGAACTAGCCATGATACAAATGACTCAGACGCCAGCCGGTAGGGATAAATGGGACACTCCAGAAATTATCGTTGCCGCCGGTAAAAAAAGTAAGATGCGTAAGGACCGCTATTCAGCATTATTGATGGCTAATATGGCCGCTAGAACAATTAACAGGACTCCAACGCAGGCTGAGTATCAATTTTACGGTGGCTTTGCTACCATAAGAGACTCTAAAGATAAGAACGAAGATATGTATACAAGTGGCCCTTCTTGGTTCACTGATGGAATGAGCAACGTTTACTAAAAGTTGTGTATAGTATAATGAGTATTGCATTCCAATTACATTCTAATTAAGGATCTAAAGATGACCCAGCCCCAGCAGTTCACAGTTACATGGGACGATAATGATAAGAGCAGCAAAGCACAGGCTATGGACTTGTATGCATCTGCTGGAGACCAATACACTGGAGTGACAAAATCTACAGCATCTCACTATAGAGATTTTAGAGATATTGAACCTAATAAGTCGGTACGGCCCGGTTTTACACGATACGATTATGATGCTTTTAGACCCGACGAACAAATTCCACGCCGACAAAAACGACTCATAAAGATGTGCATGGATGCATACGATAAGGTTGGAATTATTAGAAATGTTATTGATTTAATGGGTGACTTTGGTAGTCAAGGAATTGATATTATACATGAAAATAAAAGCGTAGAAACTTTCTACAAGCAATGGTTTAAGAAGGTAGACGGAAAAGAAAGATCAGAAAGGTTCTTAAATAATCTTTACAGAACTGGTAATGTTATTATATATCGGAGTACAGCTAAAATTACTCCAGCCGTAACAAAATACATCAAATCTATGGCGGCTGATATTAAAGTTAACGTTCCTAAGTTTGAAGATAAAACTATACCGTGGCGCTATAATTTATTTAATCCCGTATCAGTTGACGCAAAAGATGGAAAATTAAACATTCTATTTGGCAGAAAAGACTACCAAATTACTTCTACATCATTTATTGATAACTTTAGAGATGGAACAATACCAGCACAGTTTCTAGATACATTACCGCCAGATGTTAAAAACAAGATTAAAAATGGCGAACAGAAAATTCCATTAGATCCAGAAAGATTATCTCTATTCTTCTATAAAAAAGACGACTGGATGGAATGGGCGAACCCCATGATTTATGCCATTCTAGACGATATTATCATGCTAGAAAAAATGAGACTTGCAGACCTATCAGCACTAGATGGGGCAATATCTAATATTAGACTATGGACTCTTGGTAATCTTGAATATAAAATTTTGCCAACAAAAGCAGGAATTAATAAATTAAGAGATGTGCTGTCAAGTAACGCTGGTGGTGGAACTATGGAGCTTGTTTGGGGTCCAGAGCTTACTTATACAGAATCAAATAGCCAAGTATATAAGTTCTTAGGATCTGAAAAATATACATCAGTACTTAATAGTATTTATGCTGGACTTGGTGTTCCTCCAACGCTAACAGGGCTAGCTGGCAATGGTGGCGGCTTTACAAATAATTTTATATCACTAAAAACCCTTGTAGAAAGACTACAATACGGAAGAGAGTTGCTAGCCAAGTTCTGGGAAAAAGAAATAGAAATTGTAAGACAGGCTATGGGATTTAGAAAACCTGCCCACATACAGTTTGATCAAATGAGTCTATCAGACGAAGCCACTGAGAAAAATCTTTTAATTCAGTTAGCAGATAGAGATATTATAAGCCACGAGACTGTTCTACAGAGATTTAAGGAAATTCCTTCAATCGAAAAAATTAGACTTAAACGTGAACAAAAAGATAGAACAAATGACTCTTATCCTGATAAAGCCGGTCCATTTCATAACGCAAATCATAAACAAGAAATGCAGAAGATAGAAAGACAGGGTGACATAAATCAGAAGCTACAACAAGATAAGGAACAGAACAAACCTGTCAATCCAAATGGAAGACCTCCACTTAAACAAGATGAAGGACCACGTAAAAAGCGTACTGAAACACCAAGATCCAAGCCGGGGGTTGCAGAGCTAATCGTTTGGTCACAAGATGCTTTTGATAAGATATCAGAAGTTACGACTACTGCCTTTTTAGGTTTTAAAAATAAAGCAAACATGAGAAAACTTACAAAGTCTGAGGTTGCTGAACTAGAAAGTGTAAAGTTAGATATACTCACCAATACAAAGCTCATGTCTGATGTTAGTGAAGAGTCTATATACAACACTCTTAAAGCAAACAAGAAAGCCCCACAGGAATTTCTAAACACTCTTAAATCCCTCAAAATTAGCACATCTAGCATGTCAATAGATGAATACAAAAAGAAGGCCGTTAGCACGTTTGTAGAGCTAATTATGGAGGATAAAATCTAGAATTTTCAATAATTTATTTTTTTTGTGTATAATTCATAGAGGTTAAACTATGACAGAAATCACAATTTTCCAAAAAGAGATAGACGACGGCGTTGGTGAACTCGTAAAGAGCACAGCCAGTGTTGCGTACTGTTCTCCCGCCACCGTCCAAAAGGATGAAGTTCCCTTTCCAGAACTTAAAAGTTTGTCAGACGCAGAAATGGAAAGGCTTGGGATTGCAAAAGCGGAAAATAAAGATCAGATAGATCTGTATTATCTAGAGTCAGTTCTTGTATCTACTGGATGGAATAAAAATGACGATGTGTTTATGACAGAAGCTACATGGGAAGCTAGAAACACACCAGAAGATAAACAATTTAACTTTATGCACGATGAAAATGACATCATCGGACATATCACTGGATCTTATGTCCTCTCAAAAGACGGCAAAAGAGTAGAGACAGATGGTATGCCTGAAGATTTTGATATTATCACTCAAGCAGTTTTATACAATAGCTGGACAAATGAGGATAATAGAGACAGGATGCAGAAAATCATTTCCGAAATCGAAGAAGGAAAATGGTATGTATCTATGGAATGTCTCTTTGCTGGATTTGATTATGCCTTGATAGATAAAAATGGTCAGGCAAAAATTTTAGCAAGAGACGAGCAGTCGGCATTTCTTACTAAGCACCTTAGAGCATATGGTGGAACTGGTGAGTATGAAGGCTATAAGATTGGCCGAGCATTAAAAAATATAGCATTTTCAGGTAAGGGCTTAGTAGCAAAACCTGCAAATCCTAGAAGTGTAATCATCAATAAAAACTCAAGTAAGGCTTTTGTTTTAGATGATAATTCTCGTTCTCTAAATATAGGAGATTTTACAATGTCAGATGTTTCAGTACTAGAGAAGCAGATTGCTGAACTAAAAACAGCACTTGCTTCGACAGAACAAGAAAACAAAGAAATCAAGGCTAAGATCGAAGAAGCAAAAGACAAAGAATTTGCTTCTCAGGTTGAAGCATTTGAAGCGTCCATCGAAGAAAAGCAGGGCACCATTGCTGAGCTAGAAGAGTCTATTAAGTCAACACAGGCTCGCGTTGCCGAGCTAGAAGATGCTCTAAAGGCATCTCAGACCGAACTAGCCGCAGCCATGAAGAACATGGATGAAATGAAGAAGAAAGAAAAGATGGAGAAAAGAAAGGCCGCTCTAATTGAAGCTGGTCTAGACGAAGAAGAAACAGAAGCTACCCTTGCTTCACTTGAAGCACTAGAAGATGACGCTTTTGATTCAGTCGTTGCCGTAATGAAAAAGAAGGCGGTAATGAAGGACGAAAAGAAAGAAGACGAAGGAGCCATGAAGCCTAAAGCTGAAGAAACAGAAGCAGAAGTAGAAGAAGTTGAAGCTACTGCTGAAGTTTTTGAAGAAGTAGAAACTTCAGAGGCAACACTCGTAGAACCAGCAACAGATGAAGCTGACGAGCTAGAATCAACTCGTGCTTCACTATCTAACTGGATTTCAGAAAATATTCTTAGCAAGTAAATCCAAACTCTAAAGAGGAGATATAACAATGGCTCTTAAATCAGATAGAATCGAAGAATCTACAGATATCAGCTTTTTTTACAATGAAGGTACTGCCACTCGTGGTGGCGTAGTCGTTCTTGATGCAGCTAATGCATCAGGTGCAGCTATGGATCAGGGTGCTAATAAGGTTAAGTATGCAACCGTGGCATCAGATGATGTCCCAGTTGGAATTCTTTTAAACGATGTTGTTAACAAGGATCTTACCCGAACCCATCTTAATCAGTATAAAGATGAAGTTCAAAAGGGTGGGAAGGTTACAGTTCTTACTCGTGGTCAGGTTACCACAAACAGCATTGATTCGGTTACAGTAGCCGCTGGCGAACTAGCATATGCTTCAAGTGGCACAGCAGGTAACTTGACAAATGTTTCAGCAGTTGGTTCAGCCCATGCTGTTGGACGTTTCCTTTCGGCTAAAGATGGTGATGGATATGCTAAAGTCTTTGTAAACCTTCCAAACTTCGGCTAATATAAACTTTAAATAGGAGATATAACAATGTCATTTACAGAACGTCCTAGTGACGAATTTATCGCACTACTCAGAAAATCTGGTGATAACGATATTAATGTCGCAACAGCGGCTCAGCGAGAGTTTGCTAAGGCTCTTGAACTTCCTCTTCGTAAGGGTGTTCTAGTCGGCAATATTCTTGGTGATATTTTCGAGACTATCAATGTTGAACCCGGTGCTTCAACAGAGTATCCTCTCGATCTTATTTCTCCGGGACTAGAAGGTGAGCACGTTGCTTACACTAATCCGGGTCACGGTAGAATTCCTGAACGATCAGTTGAATCTGATTACGTCATGATTCCTACCTATGCTATTACCTCTTCAATTGACTACTTGCTACGATATGCTCGCGAAGCCCGTTGGGACATCGCGGCTCGTGCTATGCAGGCAATGGAAGCTGGCTTTGTTAAGAAGATGAACGATGACGGCTGGCAGACAATTCTTGCTGCTGGTACTGATCGTAACATCTTGGTTTATGATGGTGATGCGACTGCTGGCATGTTCAGCAAGAGACTCGTTTCTCTCATGCAAACTGTTATGCGACGAAACGGCGGCGGAAACACTGGTTCTGCTAACCGTGGTCGCCTAACAGATCTCTATGTTTCACCTGAAGCACTAGAAGATGTACGTAACTGGGGTCTAGATCAGATTGATGAAGTTACACGTAGAGAAATCTACACAGCTTCTGAAGGTGGCGCTCCAATTACTCGAATCTTTGGTGTCAACCTCCACGATCTCGATGAGCTTGGTGAAGGTCAGCAGTACCAGACCTTCTTCACAGCGGCTGATGGACTTGCTGGTGCTGTTGAGACAAGCGACCTTGAATTGGTTGTTGGTCTTGATCAGTCAACCCGTGACAGCTTCGTTATGCCAATGAAGCAAGCTCTACAGGTATTTGAAGACCCTGCCCTACATCGTCAGCAGAGAGCTGGCTATTACGGCTGGGCTGAACTTGGGTTTGGTGTCCTAGATAACCGTCGAGTTATTCTTGGCTCCTTCTAAGTTATAGAGATTTTAATAAGAAGAGTCGTTATCAGTTATCTGGTAGCGGCTCTTTTTTTGTGTATAATACTCTGTATAAATCAACATTAGGACTTTTTAAGGAGTCAATAAATGGCCGCTTTATCAGATTATCTTGAGTCTGGTTTGTTAAATCATGTGTTTAGGGGGGCAGATTTTCCAAAGCCTTCAGCTATAGCAATTGCCCTCACCAGTGGTGTCCCACAAGATTCACACACCGGAGCTACAATTCCAGAAATTCCACAGACTATTAACGGCTCTGGAACTGGATATGTTAGAATTGTACTAAATGATACATCAGTAAGTGGAAATGAATATTGGTCATTTTCTGATGACGATTTCGCCGCTGGAAGTGGATTGATTAAAAATGCAGCTAATAGAGCGTTTGAATCGGCCCTATTAGACTGGGGATGGGTTAGTGGAATTGCAATACTTGATAGCGGCGTATATGGTTCTGGTAATCTATTAATGCACGCACAGCTAGACAATCCTAGAATTATTTATATGGGCGATAGCGTAGTCTTTAATGAAGACACACTTCAAATTAGCTTTAAATAGTAGGAATAAAAAATGAAATTAACCAAAAACGATTTCATTACTCAGTTGAATTCGTTGATACCAGATAATGGTACTCAGCAAATTTCTCCGCTAGATCTTAGAATTGTAATCAGAGATACTGCTGATTCTACGGTTAATTTCTTAAATGGTCAAAATTTAAATACTGCTAATTTTTCTACACCTGAAGTAACATCTACACGCGCAGGTATAGACGCTTTATCAAAATATAATCTCCCCGGATATGTCACTTCTGGGAATAGCGCTTTTGGATATCAATCCTTACATAGTAATTATCACGGACTCGATAATACGGCTGTAGGTGCATTTTCTCTTGGTTGTAACTTATACGGAAATTATAACGTTGGGGTTGGTTATACAGCACTAGGAGGCAACGTTGCCGGATCTGGCAATATTGGAATTGGCAGTCATACATTACAGTCAAACAAAAATGGTGATTTTAATATCGCCATCGGGCACGGGGCTGGATATTATATAGGTAATTATCCGGAATCTCTTGGTGTAAATAGCTATAAACTTTATATAGCATCCGTTCCAGTGACATCTGAAGATTTATGTGAGATCGAGGCTGGAGTTGGTCCAGCCCCACTTGTTTATGGAGACTTGAAAGATTTAAGATTTGGTATAGCAACAAAGACGCTACATGACTTTGGAACCTTACAGGTGTCTGGAGATATTGCCCCAACGCAAGATGAACAATTTAATTTAGGTAATGATCAATACAGATGGGCGTCTGTTAATGATTTGATTCACTTTTCTGGAAATAAAATCGGTATTGGAACAAATGCACCGTCTGGTTCTGAAGGTCTTGTTACAGTTAATGGAAGTATAGTACCATCTCAATACGGTGCGTATACTCTTGGAAACGCCAATCTTGCTTAGGACGGATTCTTTAATGATATCACTGTTAGTGGTGCAGCTACCATAACAGACCTTGAATATATCACAAAAGAACAATGGATATATGAAGCTCTTACATTACATCTTGGCGCAAGCGGTGGCGTTTGGGAGGGTAGTGGAGTATTTACTGGTGAACCATACGGCCCAATACGTGGTTATCTAGATGATGGCGGCGCTGACGGTGCTGGGTTTATACTTCACACTAGCGGATCAGATTATCAGCGTGACTATAAATTCATATATAAATCTCCGGATCAATCACTTACATGCCTTGAATCTGACGACGCATTTTCACGAGGTAGATGGCAGTCCAATATTTCTATAGAAATTCAAAATGGCCGACATCTACAAACAGATAGAATTATTGCAGATGATTCACTTTCGTTAGTATCCAGAAGTGGCTGTTATGGATTATTTATTAATACAGACCACTCTGACAGTGGTAACAAAGTTTACATAGGCCCAGAATCATATATTGGAACATATGATTATTCATCAGATATCAATCTTTACGGAACGCCATCTGGTTCTAATTTTGATGTATCGACTATATCTTTAGAATCTGGAGTTTCCGTATCACACAGATTGTTAAGTAGGGGTAGACTTCCTACTCCACGAGGATTTGAATTATCTTATAAAGATGATGCAGATTCAGATACTGATAGATTTACTATTTCAAGATATTCTAATTCGGCAGAAAAACTTGACCCGTTCATTGTTAAGTACGATGGAAGTATTGGTTTTTCTAATCTTTTACATCGCGGAACTCCAAATCTACCAAAAACTAATTTTCATGTAAATGCAAAATTAGATTGTGACGCTAGATTTTCAACACGATCCTCATCTCAAAAATCAAGAATACAACTAACATACGGAGTTGAGCGTAACGCTGGTGTAGAATTATGTTACAAACAGGATGTCTTTGATATATCGCTGTTAAAACCAAGTGGAGATACAGGTGCTGCAAGTGGCACAATGTCTATTTCTACTACAGGCGTTGTTATCGGTTATACACAATGGGAATATGCCTCTCGAATATCTACTCCCGCAACACCGCTTGTTATTTCTCACGCCTCAGCAAATAGTGGCACAATATCTCTTAAAGAGCAATCATCATCTCCAAGTAATATTGCAGGATTTGGTAGTATCTTTGTAAAGCCGTATGTTCAATACGGACAAGAACAATCTTTATACTTTAGAGACGATGCCAACAACGAATTTAATCTTATACAGAATCCAAATGACTCAAATAGTAACCTTGTCTATATAGATTCAGCACGCAATACATTTGCTGGAATCTCTTCTCCGGCTACTAGACCTCCAGTCGCAAGAACTTTCAATAATACTGCTTATGGATATCTTGCGTCAAGTGGCAACAATGGGGGAGACTCTAACTCTGCTTTTGGATCTTTAGCTCTATATAAAAATACTGCCGGTAGCAATAATGTTGCAATTGGCTATTCCGCTGGGGCAGTCAGTGGTGTAGGTGCTATAAATAATAATGTATTTATTGGTTATGGAGCCGGAGCAAATATTAAAAATAATATCAATCACTCTATTATTATAGGATATAGAGCTGGATATGATAGCGCCGCACTTAGTATTCCTGATGCAACCCTGCTAATTGGAACTGGAAATAGACCTCTTGTTAGCGGTTCATTTTCTGCTAAGACATTTGCTATAGATGGTGGATCACTTTCAGTATTAAGCACAAACCGTCGTCAAGAAATAAAATTATACAACGAAGAGAATGCAGATTACTTCTATGAAGATGGCGAAATAGAAACTTCAGTAATAAATATATTAGATAATGATAGCGTTGAATATAATCAGCTTGGCGGGTTAAGTTTAGCATTTACAAAATCAGATGGCAACTCTGGAATCTTGATGAATTTCAGACATAACGCCGACCCGATGGCTTATACGCCGTCATACCATGAGAATACAACTGACAGGCCATATGCAGAATTACGTGGAGATCTTAGACTACTTGGTGATATTAAATTTTCAGATGGCACATACCTTAATTCTTCATCATTTATTGGTGCTGCTGGCGGATATGGCACCCAGTTTAATTCCCGTAATGGCGGAACGTTTATAGATCTAGATTTTACAGATCTTACCAGTGCATTTTCTGTCGATTCAGATATTGACACGGAAAACAGCTTTATAGCAATAAGCGTTCCGAGTGGGGTATCAGACACTCAAACAATAACAAGGCTAAGTATACAAGGTCTTGGTGATTTAATAGAAGATGGATACGCTACAATATCAGAAAATTGTAACACAGTATTTACAGATGATAATGGAAATGTTAATGTTAATAAAAATAATAGATCTGTATTTATAGGCTGTGAAGCTGGTGTTTCCGCTACAGGGTGGCGTAATTCTATTATCATAGGCACAGAAGCTGGTAAGAATTCAACTACACCAAACGCAGATATTCACGGCGGCGGGGCTGTTAATACAGCTTCTATATTTATGGGTTTTAGAGCTGGGTATAATGCTGATAATGTAGAGAATGCAGTATTTATAGGAACAAACGCTGGACTTAATGCAGTCTCGGCAACAGACTCGTTGTTTATTGGCGAAAATGCTGGTCTTGATTCCAACTTCAGTAGTTCAATCGGTATTGGCCCAAACGCATTACGTGGATCTTTAGTAATTAATGAAAGTGGTTCTGGTAATATAGAAATTATATCGCCAATACATCAGGGTGAAAGATTATTTACAGTTAATAGTGCTTCTGACGCTGTACTATCGAGTAGACTTAATATTGGTAATATTTTTGCTGGAGATATGTGGCAAAAGAGAGCATCTATCGGCCAAGCCACGCTTTCTCCAGACGCAGTATTAGAAGTTAATCATTCTTCGTGGGAAACTCCAGATGGACATACAGACGTTGACTATATTCAGACTTGGAATTCTAATGTAAGTAATGATAAGGTTACCCACGCCGCCGTTAGTACGCATAGATGTTCTGGATTTATGGAAGTAGATCCATATGGAGGTGATACATTAAGACCTCTATTTATTGAAGGGTTTGTTAAATCTCAAATATCCGCAGCACCTAGTCAATTTACTGCTTCGTCTGGATTAATTGATGTATATAGAAATACATCTCCGGGTGGTACACTTGAAAATACCGGACAGGATATTTATATAGTAAATAGAGACAGATACAGCATTATTCCTGCAAATGTATATGTAGTTGCCGTTAGAGTTGGATGTGAATACCGACCCGTATTTGTTGGTTGCAATTCATAAGGAAACAAAATGAGTTTTTCATATGAATGTTCGTGTCATTGTGTGACTCCACCTCCAACTACTACTACCGGAACAACCACGACTGGAACAACCACGACTGGAACAACCACGACTGGAACAACCACGACTGGAACAACCACGACTGGAACAACCACTACATCTCCTCCAACTACTACCACTACTCCGGACTGTAGTACATGTAGTTATATTTGGTGGGGAGATCAATGGACCAACGACTGGGGAAGTAATATACAATCAGATTGTCCCGCTTGGACATACGATATACCACAGTGTACTGTTGGCTGTGTTTGTCCCGATCCGCCAGATAGACCCGGATTATACGAGTGTGAAATTGCTACTTATGATTGTATCTCAACTAGCACAAGTACAACTGGAACAAGTACAACTGGAACAAGTACAACCGGCACAAGTACCACTGGTAGTACAACTACTACGTCTGGATTTGGAGCTTGTTGTTATTCAACTAATATTCCGGGTGGTTGGGGTTGTTCAATACTTACAAAGGCAGAGTGTGACTCTGGCGATCTAGAACGCGGTCCCGGCACTTGGTATGCAGGTCAAACATGTGATGATATTTCGTGTCCAGCGACCACGACTACTGAAAGTACGACAACCACTGAAGGTACGACAACCACTGGGGGTACGACAACCACTGGGGGTACGACAACCACTGGGTGTACTGGTCATATTCTCTGTTGTACTGGGGATGATGAATATATTGAATTATATAATGAATGTTGTTCAGTCTATGGCTATTCTAATGCTCCGTGTCCGGGAGCTTGTTGCTATTGGGAGGGTTCTTATAACTGCATCCAAACAGATGAAACGAACTGTCGGGCTGTTGTTGGCTACATAAGCTGGACCGCTGGAGCAGATTGTTCTGAAATCGAGTGTGGAACAACTACCACTAGTAGCGGCACAACAACCACTAGCGGCAGCACGTCAACCACTG